CCACGATAAGTTAAGAATCCGAAGACTTTATCTGGATCGTGTTTTGATGGATCGTATTCTGGAAGGTCATATTCAAACCTGACCTTCAGCATTTACCTACCCCCTATGTAAGAGGAGTAGTTCTCCATAAATCATACCAATGAATGCCACACAACCTAGGGAAATCAATCCCGAAATTTGTAGTGCTTCCATGGCGATCACTTGCTGTAAGTGCGACCACGATAGCAGTAAGTGCCATGTGGTACAGTCATCTCAACACAACGGGTGTCATACTCAACACCACGATATGCAGCGTGGGTAATCTGTGCGTCGTGAAGTGCAGCAGCTTTTTGGATCTGCTTTTTGATGAGATTAAGGGTGTTCATTGTAGGTCTCCTAAAAGAATGGGATTGTAGCCCCGTTCCTTCAGTCGTTTGCGTCCCAATAGAATTCACATTCTGGCACATAGTCCTTAATGGTCTCGACCAATTCTACCTTCCACTGTTCATTTAGATGCTCATGCTTTTTAATGCGTAGCATTATTACATCAGCATCGGCACATGACATCGTGGTTGATAGTAGTAATTCTATCATGGGATGAACGCTCCGTTCCGCGACTTACTTGCGTCTTAAGTTAGGGTCTGGTTGCATTGACCTTCTACTTTAGATCTAAAGTAACTTATCAAGTTATATTTAGATCTACGATCCAAATTGTCATCCATAAGGATTTCAATTCGTTTCTGTAGGAACCTTTCACAAGACATGTGCCACCCATAAGGGTTGCCGTCATCATGATGGGCAAGGGTCAATGCCAGCAGGACTGCTAACATAAGATGAACGATATGGTAATTATACCATTACTATCTATGCTCTGTCAACTGTATCATTTGATACCGTTTAGTTGCCTGCTAGATAAAACGCCTCGCCTCTTGCGCGACATACTCGTTTCACTTGTGCATCATACACTGGAACAGTTCCATTGCCCGTGATCAAGTTCTTAGCAAAATCAAACGCTTCTTTAAAACGATTAAACTTATAGACATCATCATATGTTTTTGCGGATACTAGGACACCATCCTTTCTCCACAACTTCATAGTATGCCAGTTTGTTGGATCGTCTAATCTTCTATAAAAAATTGCCCAATTGCCTGTTTGTCCTTTCATTTCTTTTTAGCTTTTGGATCTTGCCAAAGTTTAGGATTAACTCTTCCCTCTGTTTGTGTCATGGTAACAAAGTCATGACGATACTTGTCCCAGTAGTCATCGAAGATGTCTACTTGCTTTGCACCAGCAGCAATATCAAATTTTGATATTCCACCTTCCTTATACTCTATCATGAAAGCAGTATAAGGAAGAGATCTATCTTGACAAAGAGAAGGATCGCAATCCTTGTGGATAATCTTACATCCCTTCCCCATCAGGAACGCCCTCCCCACTGGATGGTGGGGAAAGCTTCTTCCACACACTGCTTGGTGATCTTCCAACGCTTACCAATCTTCTTATCCTTCATAAGACACAGCACTTCTGCTTCGCCTTCCTGAAGACCTTCTAAGAGTTGAATAAACAATGTCTCTCTTCTGGTTTGAGAGATGTTTGCCCCACCTTTGAAGAATAGATAAAGTTTACGATACTCATGCACAAGTTTTGTGTGCTCTGTACCCTCAGGTGCTTCATTCTTTTCATAAGGAACTTCACCTTCTGGGAGCATTGATACAACACTCTCGTCAAAGTTAGCAATCAGAATTTGTCTGAGTGCTGGTGAATTGTATTCCTGTAGCAGTTTAATCTTTTGTGCTTTTGTCTTAGCATTGCTAACTTTTTGCAGCACTTCATTCAGTAATAATTGCATAACCTAATCGATAGCATAAGAATATTTAGTCGTCGTCAAATTCGTCCTCATCTACAAAGCGGACTGACAATAGTTCTTCGTTGATCCATTGACCTTCCCCATCTAACATTTCAGGGTGTACATTGTCTTCCATTTTACCATACATGTACTCGTGGAGTTTTTCGTTTACTGTCCAACCAGCGAACACACCTACGCAGAGAAAGATAAACGAAAATGTTGCTGAAAAATATAGGACTGTTGCTTGTGCCATGTTCAACTCCGAACTAATCTGTTTGCTTTTCCCACCAAAGTTCTAAATTGAAGTAGACTCGTCGCTTTAGTAGGGTAAAAAATCTAGTAAATGTGAAACCTCTGGTTTGAGGTTTCTCTTTTTCTTCCTTCTTCGCAGCCCCCCTAAGCATGAGCTCTATACCTTTATTTATTTTAAGTTCTCTCATTTTTGTGGTGCTGTTACTAAACCTTTTTGTAGAAATAGTTTTGCAGTTTCAGTCAATGGTCCAATTACTTCACCATCAATGATAACCCATGGGTAACCACCTGCATCTGGATAATCTTCTTTGAGTCTTTCAGCATCATCACCAACACAATTGATCTCTTCCCATTCAAGATTTGCTCGCTCAAAAAGAATCTTTGCTTGTCTACAATATTTACACCCTGGTTTCGTATAAATTTTAATTTGCATAAAAAAGAGGGTCGCTAGACCCTCAGTATATCACAGAGCATTGCCTCTTGGCAACACCTCTTCTGGGAAGATGAAGTTTTCGTGTGGTTGATCCACTGTTGCCATCCAATTACGGAGACCTTCGTTCAATAGAATGTTCTTCGTGTAGAACGTCTCGAACTCAGGATCCTCTGCGGCTCTAAGTTCTTGAGAGACGAAATCGTAAGCGCGTAGATTGAGAGCAAGACCAATGATCCCAATGCTGGAAGTCCAGAGCCCCATAACGGGTACAAACAG